TATAATCTTGAGATTAAATCATTAGATAAAATGAAACAACAAGCTCATATTATATCAGCTATTGTTAAATGTCAATTATTTTCTTTTGATCCGCGGTAGATTTCTTAATGTCAGCTACTAGATGATCCAATATCTCTTCACGAGTAGCATTAATATAGACATTGTTCTGTTGAAGTAACTGAGGATTATTACCATCAGCACCACCAAGCTCTTTAAGTTGCTCATGCTTACGTTCAACAATCTTTTCCTTATGGGCATGGGATTTATCTTGCATCTTTTCCGAGCTTTTAATCTTGGCATGAGAAAGAGATATCTTACTAAGGACTTCTAGTTGTTTGGTACTGGCAGCGATAAGAGCAGCCAAAGCAGAAATGGTTTCACCGTCATTAGAAGCAATAGCCAAATCTTTAACATCTTGAATACTTTCAATACTAATAGTAGCTAATTGATTAATTTTCTCTGTCACATAATCTTGTAACTGTTCTTCCTTAATAGGGGCATTAGAGGCCTCTTCTTTAATACGTTTGGTATTTTGGGTGTTCTCGAAATTATTCAAAAAACTATCGATTTCGTCGTCTTCCATATTGATTTAATAGCACACATGCTTTATAATATATACATATGTTAAACGGAACAACAACTGTAAATGTCGCTGGTTATGGAATTTTTGAAATTCAATCTGAACGGGTAAATGAGCTTCTCAATCTACTTCGAAGCATTCAAGCTTGCAAAGTAAATTGCAGTCCTGTCAGAGAACAAAGCGCTTGGGGTGGTCAAGTTTTGCTTAATGAGATTAATACATTCGGATAATATTAAAAATAAAGACGAGGATCGTATACTTACGCACATTACGTGTAAGTATATGCATGAATAATGAATATACTGGATTTATATACGAATGGGAAAATTTAATCAATGGTAAAAAATATATAGGATCACATGCAGGTCGCGAAGATGATGGTTATATAGGATCTGGGTTTTTATTTAAAAAGGCCATTAAAAAATATGGCATTGCTAATTTTAAAAGAATTATTTTAGAGTTTGTAGCATCTAAAGATGATCTTCTAATTCGTGAAAAATATTGGTTAGATAAGACTAATGCATACTTTGATAAGAATTATTATAATATAGCTAAAGATGTAATTGGCGGCAATACAAAGGCTGGTTGGACCGAAGAACGTCGTAATATTTTCAAAGAAAGAATTCGTGAGGTTTGGGCTAAAAGGACATCAGAAGAACGTAATATAATTTTAAGCAAGGCAAGGCAAAAACAAATAGATAATGCCGGTGGTTATGATAAATGGAAGATAAAAGCAGCAACTAATTTTAAAAGATGGGTGCATGATAGAGGAATAAAACCTTCAAAAGAAAAAATGATTGCTGGTGCGATCAAAGCAAAGGAGACATTAGGACTAGAAGGTCGCAAGGAACGCGCAAGAAAATCACTACAAAATAGATGCCCCATTAAATGGCGCAAGGGGCTATTAATAGCTATTGAAAAAACTAAAAAAATAAGGGCTAATTGGTCTGCAGAAAAGAAAGCAAAAGTTTTTGAAAATATGTCAAAAAGTCGCAAAGGTAAATATATGGGAAGTAAAAATCCGAACGCTAAACAAGTACAGATAGATGGTGTTGTGTATGAAACTTTCAATAAGGCAATGGAAGTTTTAAATATATGTGATTCATCGCTAAGATATAGATTAAAAAGTAATAAATTTCCTGAGTGGAATTACGTGATTTCCGAATAACAATATATTATAATAGAGATATGAATAAAAGTACATCATGTTATCAGTCAACAAAAATCATTGAATTAGGATCAGCTGCATTCAGGCAATGGGGTGCAAGTCACTCCCATTGCAGGCACACACATGGTTACCAATTAAAAGCAAAATTTATATTCGGTTGTTCTGAATTAGACAATAAAAACTGGTGTGTAGACTATGGCGGTCTTAAAGATCTAAAAGCTGTTCTACAAGACATGTTTGACCATCGACTACTCGTCGCAGAAAATGACCCTTGTTTAGATCTCTTCAAAGAACTTGAAAAACGAGATGCCTGTGTTCTACGTATTTGCCCGAATGGCGTTGGCATTGAACGTGCAGCAGAATATTGTTTTAATATTGCCTCTGATATGATTGCCGAGCAATATGGCGATCGTTGTTGGGTAGAACAAGTAGAGGTGTTTGAACATGATAAGAACTCATCAATTTATACTAGGTCAGACTCAACACAAGGAGCAGTACTCGAAGAAGAGGAAGATGAAACTACAGATTCATATTCTAAGCAATATGATATTAGGGATTATGTACCAGAAGATTATCAAACAACACCAGCATATCCTAACGGCTTTAAACCTGTTTATTTAGACTAATAATTCAAATGGATAAAAATATGATCGAAGTAAAATTCATTAAAACACACGAAAAAGCGCAACTGCCCAAGCGTAATCACAATTCAGTCAGTTCTATTAATGTAACTGGCGATTCTGGATATGATTTGTTTGCTGTGGAAGATATTGTAATTCCTGCAACGAAAGTATTAGATAAAGTAGCAGATGGTGCCATTGCCATGGAAGCTGAGGACTTTGAATGTAGTAATAAAGTAACAATTGGTAGTGCTATTGTTCCTATAGGATTACAAGTTGCTTATATCCAAGAAGGTCATTGGTTTAGAATAGAGGCGAGGTCGGGTATGGGATTCCGCCATGGTATTCAACCTCATTTCGGTATAATTGATAATATGTATACCGGAAATTTGGATTGTAAATTATATAATCTAACAGGTGTACCTTATCAGGTTAAAGCCGGTGATCGTATTGCTCAAATTGTATTTTATCCTATTATAGAAGCTAAATGCATTTTTACTGATCAAATTAATAAGTCAGCTCGTGCTGATAAGGGTATTGGTTCAAGTGGAAAATAAATGAAACCATTACATATTAGGCTTTTAGAAGAACTAAGAAAACAAGCAGATGCGGAATGGGAATATATAAATCCGCATTTCTTGGCTGAAATAGCAACTGCTATAGACAATTATTATAATGTTGAAGATGTGGTTGTGGATAAGTGGATTGACGGAATGTGGGGTGCTTAATTATGTTTGAAGATCTTTTTATTGAAAAATACAGACCCAAGGCAATGGCTGAAATTGTCTTGGAAGACTCGGTTCGTGCTAAGTTTGAACAATTCATTAAAACACGATCAATTCCACATTTATTATTTGCCGGAAATCCTGGCCAAGGAAAGTCTACTAGCGCCAAGATCCTAGCCAAAGCACTGGGTGGTGATTATCTTTATATAAATGCCTCTGATGAATCTGGTATTGACACTGTACGCAATAAGATCCAGAATTTTGCCCAGACAGTTTCAATGAGCGACAATGTCATCAAAATTGTTATTCTGGACGAAATTGATGCCCATAGCAATGGTGCTGCACAGGGCGCATTGCGCAATATAATGGAGACCTATAGCGAGGTTTGTCGCTTCATTCTTACCTGTAATAGTATTGCCAAGGTCATTAAGCCTATCCAATCCAGATGCCAACGCATTGATCTGGTGCCTCCTCTTAAAGGGGTATTGAGTCGAGTGGTTGCTATTCTTAATGCCGAAAATATTAGGTTAGATGCTGACCAGAAAGCTTATGTAGGGCGGCTGGTTAAAAAGCATTATCCAGATATGCGTACAATCATTGGCGCTATTGAGCAGTCTATTATTGATGGGCAAATTACCATTAAAAATATCAATGATCTATCCAATAATATTGCCACTGAAGTTATGGATATGATTAAAGGCAAAAAATCCATTACGAACATTCGCGAATATGTTATTGGCAAGTCAATGGACTTTAACAATGACTATAACCTTCTTTTAAAGAACCTGTTTAATGTTGCTTTTGTCCTAGAAGACGAAAAAAAGAAAAGAGAATCCATGCTTATTATTAGCAAGTATCTTTATCAGAATGGGTTCGTCATGGACCAAGAAATTAATGCTACTGCTTGTTACCTTGAATTAATGTCAGCTGTATGAAACACAAATATAAAGTAGGTTGCTGGGTTAGATTCTACCGTGCCGGAAAATTAGTCATTGGTGTAGTTGAATATCTTCCTATTAAAGAGTCATGGGAAAAAGAACCTAATTACTATACTTCAGAAGGCCCTATAACGGAATCGTCTATTCTAGAAGTAAGATATCCATGAACAAAGAATTAACGCTATGTACGATGCATGTGCATCAGTATCTGCTGAGCAATACGCAGAAGCATTCCTACGTGTCTTTAATCTTTGGGTGGACTAAATTAGTCGTCTTTACCCTGCCCCTGAAGTGGAACTTGGAATGAGTCATTTTGATTAGCAACGAACTCTAAAACATCCAACGGAACAGTCACCGGGTTATACCAAAGACCTGGTGATTTTTCTTCTACGATATCAGCAAAGATCTTACCATCGCGAATTATACCATTTCCTGAATGATTTGGCATTACAGATGAAACGCGGATTCTCATACCGTCTTTACCAAGATTTTCAACTACATCAATAAAATTTGAAGCAGCATCAGTAAAGTACTCATGCTTCTTCCAGTTCTTTTTTAATTTGACTACATCACCTTCGAGAATACCTCTCTGTTGGTATCTATTAAGGACGCTCTCGAAAATTGAATTGAATTGGCTCATGTATATATTTATGTTCAACTCATAAATATTTTAAATGGCAGTTAACCTTAAAATTAAAAATGCTAGCAGGGTTGAGATTAATCCCACTAACGTTGAGTCAGCAGTTCGAATCAATTACAGATTTATAGACCTTAAGATGGATCTAAATCTGCTTAAGGTGGGAAATCCATACTATTTCAACCAGAAAATGGTAAATGGTACGGATATTGATATTGCTAAAGATGAAGAAGCAATTAAGGCATATCTGATTAACTTGTTTTCATGTTCTCCTGGGGATTTATATCTTAATCCTACATTCGGAATTAATCTGAAAAGTTTTGTATTTGAACAGATCACGGAGAATACTGCTCGTATTTTAGGTGAAACAATTTACAATAGTGTGCTGGATATTACCGATGGTATATTTGCCACATCGTCGGATCGAAACAATAATGTCAAAATCGATAAGGTTTTCATTACTCCGAACGTGACAGAAGGTGCATATGAAATTGAAATCACCTTTTACATTAAACCACTTAACAAGAACATAAACATATTTGGCACCATATCACCGGTTAATGGTGTGTACTTTTATAGTAAATAATACAACAGATGAGTACCATACAAAGAGACGCAACCCTACCATTAAAAAGTGATGCCTATGCCTCATTCGATCCGCTTTCTCTAAAGGAATACTTTAAACAGAGACTTAATCAATCGGGTATTTTCACTGAACAGAATACTGAAGGCTCGAATCTAGCAGTCATGAATGACTTTATGGCTATGGCTTTTGGGTCATTACTATTCTATTTGAATCGTACTTCCAC